GAAGGGACATTCCTTCCCACCGTAGGTAATCTCAAGTCCGATATTACCATTCGATAGTTCTGTTGCTTTGATATGTCCCATGCTCAGCTCCTACTTTGTACCAAGAAACAAGTTGACTTCTCCCTTGGTTGTGCCGGTGAATGTAAATGTGATAGGTCCAGATACCCAGCCAAGCTCAGTAAAACCTACAACTGAACCATCTGCCGTAGCATTCCAGGTTGTCACTTCACCAGAACCATCAGTAATAGAGAAGACTGCATCTGTACTAAAACCAGTCCACGTACCACCTTTAACTTTTACATTCAACGCACCAAAAGGAGTCGTGTCATTTCCTGTGATTTTCCAAATTCGAGTTGAATAGCTGTTCGCCATCACGTACTCCTTTCTTAGTTAAAGTTGTAGGTGAGGTGGTACATAATACCATAGAAAACAGCAGTACCACCCGAACCTGCTGTCAGGTTGACACTCACCGTACCAAGAGAGTCGCTAGCCACATCGAACGTGTTTGCTGGGAGTGGCACATTGATTACATACGGATTTGCGGCTACTGCTGTAGCAAGTCCATTCGTACCCAAGGCTAGAATATCTGACGAAGCTGGTGCTACACCATTCACAAAAACATTTCGCTTGATTCCAACCTGCGCAAGAGAAAGCGCCACAGTTGAAACAGAATAGATCACATCAAAAGAAGAGACAAACATTCCTTTCGGAGTAGGTCCGCGCTTAATGTAACCAAGTGTCGCCATTTGGGCCGCCGTCAACGGAGGAAAACCTACAGGCAGTGATTCAGGATCACCGCTGTTTGGTAGTGATGCTTGCGGTCCTGGAAGCGACAGCGACGTACCAAACTGCTGTTGGTCATATGCAGGAGTAGCATACATACCTGTCCTATGAAAGCCCATTAAATCAGCTCTGAAAGTTGCAGCAATCGTAGAAGCAATAGTAAAAGCATATGCGGTTCCCACAACAGCTCGCGCCGCTTGAGCTGAAATATCCACAAAATCTGACGGGCCTCTAAAAATCTGAAGATCCGTGCATGGTAAATCCTGCGTAAAGCGTCCATCTGTTTGACTCATTGCAACTCCTCTCAGCGCCTCGGCGCCTTACAACAAGAAATCTTCAACTTCTTCTGCAAAATCAGGATTCTGTAGCTTGTCTACAGGTACGTATTCTTCTTTGCCGTCAGTGAGAACTTGTGCTATACGCACATCTCGTTCTCCTAGAAGCCCAATCGTACCTTCAGCATCTTGGCATCTTGAACAAAGAAGAAGACCACGTTCCCACATCATTGCTGCAATCTTTGTCTTTCTATCGCATCGATCACAGTCATGCCACGGTCCTGCTAAGAATGAACGCTTTAACCCGGATTGTGCGAAGAAGCTCATTTTGAATCCTTAGAGTATGTTGGGGCCGGGAGCAGGCTCGACCCCTTCACACTATTACAGCGTACTACTGCTGTAAATCCTACGGTCCCTGCGTACCCCACACACCCTGCCAACGCGGGCACCAGGCAGCGACACGCATACGCGTTTTCTGCTTGATCGCATCGGTGTCAAAATCATCATCGAAGTCTGTGGTAGGAGCTTCGCGGTTGATAACTTCAAGCGCATGGTCAGTCTTCTCCGCAACAAGATACCACGCAGAGGGCGAATTGAGCCAGGGGATTTCAATGTTCTTGTAATCCTCCGGCAGCAAGGAGTTAATAGTGTTATCTCCCGTATACGGCTTACCAGGAGAACCAAGAATCTCACGCACCAGGAACCGAAGTTCAGGAGGTGTGATTAGATGCTTCCAGCGAAGGCGGATTGGGAAGCCCATGTTGTCAACCATACGAGAAGCATGGTTGGTAGCAAGTTGAAGACCGGCAACCGAAAAGTCCACATCAACAGAAGGACGATTTGGATACGTACCAGCCGCACTGATGACACCAGCAAGACCAGGCCCAATTGCCGTAGCTTGCGCACCACCAAGAAGAGTGTGCTGATTGTAGAACAACGGATTTCCGTCGAACGTAGTGACTGCCGACGTAAAGCCACTGTTGAATACATTCCACGCAATCATTTCCTTGGTAAATGCCGCGCTGCGTGCGAGAAGAGTCGGACCCTTCTTACCAACAAGGCCATACTTATCGTCGTCATACAACTCCTTCGAGGTACGAATACCCAAGGAATATGTCAACGGCTGCACACGTTTAGAAGCGCCTTGCTTCATCTCTGTATAAGAAGTAGACGCATTCTCCGGTTTCTCCAACAGAATCGAGATGCCGGCCATCTCAAGTTCCTGCTCATACTCAGAATCCGAATCAACTTCGTGAAAGATTTTCGGATAATCTGAAGCCTTGAGCTGACTATCGAGGCAATCGAAGTAAATCTTCCGAAGCCCCTTTTGCATCAGTTGCGGAAATTTTGCTCGTACTTGAGGCATAGATGATCTCCTTCGGTTAGGCTACTTGAATCGCGGCGGTGGTAAAGACAAAGTTGACAAGAGAGTTAAGTCCTGGACCATTAGGAAGACCGACGATCTGCACACAAGCAGATCCACCAGTCTTACCACCGTCAACATACCAAGAACCATCACCAGAACTCTTGGTAAGTCCCACGATAGCACCAATCGTAGCTTGTGTCGTGGTCCAATTGGCTGCTACCGTACCAGCTGAGTTATCGTACATCGCCTGAAATACATTATCCTGATTCGGTTCGATGTACAGAGTGCGACCATCCGAGACAGGAATACCGATTGCAATGTTGACGCCATTCGGTTGATTAGGAACATTGCCATATGTGCTAATAGCATCCGTTCCCGTAATCCCGCCAAACGGAAGCGTCGGAGCACCTGCCCCAGCACTAGCAAGGTTAAGGCCAAAGGATTCCGAAATTCCTAAAATCCCCGCCGATACTGTAGCTCCATCCCAGGCTTGCACAAAACCCGAACCATTCAACTGCACAGGCGTCCCACACAGAAAGGTCTGACTGGCTGCTTCCGGTTGAGCACTGGTATACGGCGTAGTATTCGCCTTATTCAGTGCTTGGATGATAGGCACATGAGTGGTAAGATTTGCCGCTGCCATATGCTCTCCTTCGTTCTTGTATCTGTTAAGTGACGCCTGCTACATCACAAGGTTATGGTTAAACTACATCAGGTACGTAGAGATCACCAAACATTGGGTTAGGTGGCTCTGCTAACCTGAAAGTGTTTTCTGTCAAATTCTCTGAAGCTCCGCGCATCGCGGGCATCTTGTGAGCACGCCCTAATTGCTGCTGCGTGACTTCAAAACCTCTACGGCGCTTACCAAAGAGAGTACGCTTATGAACTCTCATGCACACTACATCAACATACTCGTAATGTCCATCAGAACCAAAAGGAAGTGGAATCTTGAAAGAGGGATGTACGTGCTCTTTCTTCAGGTACTCGTACCCTTCCGCAATCAGTTGCCCAATCCTACGATTATCCCTTGAAGCCCACACTACCTCATATTCAGTATCCTTGAGCTTCATGTTCATGTAATCAGGAATATCATGCTCAATCGTAGGAATATAGATAGAAGCCTTATACGCATCCTGCTCAGTAAGATTCGCCCAATCAGGTTCTTTTGGCTGCGAGGCTTCTACTTGCTGACGTTGTAACTTCTTTAGCGCCTCGGCCACCGCCGCTGTTAGATCAGGAGAAGCTACTGCCGCCGCTATCGCAGGTGCCGCCGCTTTTGCTGTGACTTCATTCGCATTAGACATACGCAACACCATCCTCTTCTAGCATTTTTGCATATTCCGCGACAGGAATACCACATTGGCGCGCTGCGCGGATTACTTCTGGATCAGCTGCTATACCAGCTACACGCGAGTCTTTTCCATCAGAAGCCCCTGTGTTACCTGCGGAGCCAGTTGAAGTACCACCGCCACCACCACCAGAAGCAAACCGAGTCTTCAACTTACCCTCGACAATTTCCTTAGTGTGCTTGCCGAGAACAGTATGGTAGCAATTCTCAATGTTTGACGCGTTTGTACGAAAATCCACAGCTTGGTTAGCAATCAGCGCATCTACCTCACGCTTAATATCACCAGAGTAATACTGAAACTTCTCAGGATCACTATCGAACAGCTCTTTACGAACCTGCTCTGCGTGAATAGCTTTAATAGCTTGAGTCTG